AGGAAATCAAATGAGTCGTAGTCAGTTTGTCATGGGTTGGCTACGACTCTTACTAAAAAGGAATAAGCCTTGCGTACACTTGTCAGAAGCGTTGGTCGTGCAAGTATTGGCGGAGAACCATTGCCATCGTGCTTCAAAGCGTTTGAGTCGAACAAAATTATCCTCAGGCGTAGCGAAGTGTCGATGTTCGCAGCAGCGCCAGGAGTAGGTAAGTCAACACTTGCCTTAGCTCTTGCGCTAAAGATGAAGGTTCCCACCCTATACATTAGCGCCGACACCAACGCACACACAATGGCTATGCGATTAGCATCTATGATTTCGGGTAAGAATCAGACTGATGTTGAAGGATTATTGAATACTGATTTAGGTTGGACAAGAGCAGTGCTAGCTAAGGCTAGCCACATTGTCTGGTCATTTGAATCAGCGCCATCACTACAAGATATCGATGAGGAAGTACAAGCCTTCGAAGAATTGTGGGGATGTCCACCACAACTAATAGTTGTAGATAACTTAATGGATGTAGCCACCGATGGTGGCGAGGAGTTCTCTTCTATGAGAGCTATCATGAAGGAGTTGAAGTATCTTGCTAGGGCTACGAATGCGGGTGTGTTGGTATTACATCATACGAGTGAAGCGGTACCTGGCTCTCCTTGCCAGCCTCGTTCCGCGATTCAGGGAAAGGTGGCTCAGCTCCCCGCACTCATTTGCACGCTTGGTGTTGTGGGCACATCAATGGGCGTGGCCCCTGTCAAGAACCGTTATGGCAAAGCCGACGCGGGTGGTGGACTAATGACTTGGATTGCTTTCAATCCTGAGTATATGTTCGTCGAAGATATACCAGAGAATGGTTAGGAGTTACAATGGATGATGATTACTTGGAGATACATGCAAAAGAAATGGCACAGGCTGAATATCACAGAGATGTTGCCATCTGTGTACAGAAGATTAATGATGCCAAACCGCAGGTTAGGGACGATTATACGCAGGGCGTATGCGACGGACTTGACTGGGCAACGAGAATACTAGAGAAAGATAAGAGCGCATACTAATGGCTAACCCTAACGGACGTAAAGGTGCACAGTTCGAGACCGATGTAATGCGTTGGCTTCGTGATAACAATGCTGTAGCTGAGCGTCTTACTAAGGCTGGTGCTAAAGATGAGGGCGACTTGTATGTATTCCTTCAGGGTAAGACATACATTATGGAGTTAAAGAATCGTAAGAAGCTAGACTTACCTGCCTTCTGGGACGAGGCGCAGGTTGAGGCAAAGAACTACGCGAAGGCAAGAGGGTTGGGTACGGAACCTTCTTCCTTCGTTGTAGTCAAGCGTCGTAACAGTAGCGTTAAGAACGCTTGGGTTATACAAAACTTAGAGCAGTGGATGAGAGAGAGACATGAATGACCTACCAAGTATTAGAGATGTCCTTATCCACTATGGTGCGGACATACGACGCAACCACGGGCAAACAAATCTGCGATGTCCATTCCATGGAGACACACATCAATCAGGCACAGCCAACTTGGACACCAATGTGTTCATCTGCTTTGCATGCGGGGTTCAGGGAAACAGTTTACAAATCATATCCCAAAGAGAAGGAATTAGTGTAAGAGATGCAAAAGAATTCGCAGAGAGAACTATTGGAACGGGCATCGGAGAAGTACGCGGCAAACATTTATCAGGCAGAAGGCTACCTAAAAAACAGGGGCATTCCGATAGAGGTAGCACGGCTGGCTCGATTAGGCGTAGTCGTAGAGGCTGAGATAGGCCATGAGATGTACCAAGGAAGGTTGAGTATACCATATGTTACTAAGACTGGTGTTGTGGATTTACGGTTTCGTTCGCTCAATCCTGCGGTGGAGCCGAAGTATATGGGACTCACTGGAGCTGATACTAAAATGTATAATGTCCTTGATATTGAGCGGGCTGGTGATTACATTGGTATCTGCGAGGGAGAACTTGATACTATTACTATGTCTGCTTGCGTCGGCATTCCTTGTATTGGTGTGCCAGGGGCTAATAGTTGGAAGAAACATTACACGAGACTCCTCGCCGATTTCGAAAGAGTCTATGTCTTTGCTGACGGAGACCAACCAGGAAAAGAATTTGCCAACTCACTTGCAAGAGAACTCCCTGTTACTATCGTCCAGTTCCCCGACGGCGAAGACCCTAACTCATTCTATACTAGCAACGGGTCGCAAGCAATACTTAAGAGAGCAGGACTAGCTAATGCCTGAGTTCCGTCATGGCGATAAGTATAAGTGCCCTGAGTGTGGGGAAATATTAGATGATGCCTTTGATGTGGTTGAACATATGGTTGAAGATGGAGAAGAGTTCAACCCTTCAATGATAATGCCAGGTGGTTTCCGTTTGCTACTTGGTAGTCTGTTGCGTGGGCTATACGATAACAAAGATGATGCTGAGTATATCAGCCAGATAACACAGTCAGCATACATAACTTTATTCACAGCAGAACATTACCCCGAAATGATTGGGGAAACTGTTGAGGATATTATAGTAGAAAGCGTAATGGAAGACTTCGATGGAGAACTTAACAAACTATTCAAAGGTGGAGAGTGAAGAGATATGGCAGATTATAGAGCACTTGGCTGGGATGGGTTATCAAATCACAAAGACAAGTCAAGAAAAGGATACCCTAACAGTAACGTTAAGCGTACCACTATTAACAAAGAAGAAAGTGTACGATACCCAACGCAATTCGAAGAGGATGTAAGGATTGTATACGATGAGTTGATGTCCGTACTGATAAAAAAGCACAATGATTATGGCGCAAAGAATATTGCTGATGCCCCTGGTGGTGCGCTCAATGGACTTCGTGTTCGTATCCATGACAAGACTGCTCGTATCAATAACTTGCTAGACTTTAGGCGCAAGGCTGAGTACGAATCCCTTGAGGATTCATTCAAAGACTTAGCTAACTACGCCATCATAGCCGTGCTAGTACTGAGAGATAAGTGGGACAAGGAAGGTTCAAGTACTCATCATTACGAAACTAGTGAATGGGAAAACGAGGGCGGGCCAGCCTCGGATAAGCATTCAGAACGATTAAAATACATGGAAGACAACGGGGTATAGTAATGGTAAAGAACTCTTCGTTTGATTTAGACTTTGGGTATGGTCGTAAAGGTGAGACATTGGTCGAGGAGTTACTTACTGGTGGGCGCACAGTAGAGGTCAAGCGTGATAGGAAGTGGTGGATTACCAACAACTTATACATTGAAGTTGAGTGTTGGTTCAATAAGTCTAAGGCATGGGAGCCATCAGGTTTATCAGTAACCGAGGCTGCGTACTGGGCATTCGTACTAGAGCAGTCAACAGTAATCGTGCCCACACATATACTTAAGAAGGGTGTACTAGAATTGGGCAGGGAAATCTCCTGCGAAGTGCCGCCTAATAAGTCTAAGGGTTATCTCATCACAGTTGAAGACTTACTTACAATGACACGCAAGTATAAGAATGAGAAAGTTGATAATGGACTGGAGTAGAATCGAACGCTGGGAGTATGTAGTCACAGCAGTTGCTAGTGAATACTCCAAGAAGTTTACCATCTGTGAGTATGAGGATATCAAGCAAGCATTATACCAATGGTTTGCTGAGCACCCTAATAAACTAGATACTTGGGAAGCGATAGGTGAGAAGGATGCTAAGAACCTTATCTATCGTAGTCTAAGAAACGAAGCGTTGGATTACTGTCAGAGATGGAAAGCCAAGACAGTTGGCTATGATGTATCTGATTTATATTATTATGAACCAGGGTTAGTTGAGGTGCTGTTACCTGCTGTGTTGATGGGTAACTTTCATATCGCACCGAAGTTAAATCTTAGTGGAGGGGGCAAGCCTTCTGCCCCTGCTGAGGGTGGCAACATACAGGTTATGTTACTTGAAGTTGACTCAGCATATTGGAAACTTTCTAAAGATGATAGAAAATTATTATTCTTCCGCCATGCTGAGTCGCTAGACTTCAAGGAGATAGCCAACTTTCTATCTCTGGGCACGGAGGACGCAGCGAGAATGCGTCACAAGCGTGCGATAAAAAGACTCGTCAATAAACTTGGCGGGTATAGACCCTACCATGATGAAGACATCAAGGATGCCACGGAAACAGAAGAGACACCAGATTCCCAAGAATAATAATCACTGCTGATATCAAAGATATCATTATGATTATTGATACTGGAACTATGATGTAGGCTAGAAATATGAGTGCTCTCTTTACCAAGATTCACTCTCATCATAGCCAATAGAATCTCCGTTGCTCATCAAGGCGTCAACATAATCGTCCTCGCTTGCGAACTCAGGATACCATTCAAGCATCTGACTACCGATA